GGTTAATTGTATCAAATTAGCGTGATTTGCGCTTTTTCTTCTTTTTGTCTTTCTTGTGGTAAGGCATGTTTACTCTCCTTCAAAGACAGGCCGAAATCTGTGTCTGCAATTATACCCGCCTCCAACAACAAACGGGCTACCTTCGCGCTTGCCGCTCCACTCGCCGCTCCACGCTTCGTTAATCTCTTCAATCGTCATCGTCTTGCCGACGTGCTTGTCACAATGCTCGCGGGTTTTGCTGTCGTCAGGGCCGTAATACTTAAAACGTGTTGCGCCTGCGCCTAGTGACATATTAGCCGTAATTGATCTATCAAAGTCCATCAGGCCGTCGTGCAATGCCACCTGTGCGTATCGCCCTAGATCGGCGTCTACACTGTTGCGTATCTGCTGTACGCTATCAGCAAAGCTCGCGCCCGTTAAGGTGTTCTTGTATACCTGCGTCGCCACCTCCTCGATGAACTCTTCCCCCAGAGCCTCGAAGCCGTTAAACGTAAGCTGTTGCAACTGACTAACGACTGCGCTGTCTAGCTGTGCAAATGCCGTGTAGTTGCCGAGCATGGCTTGCGCCTCTGCCGCCACGGTTGCGTATTCCCTCAGTATGTCGTCAATCTCTGTCAGGTACTTTTCGCGGACAACCGATGCAATCTCAGCGCGTGCGTTAACTGCCCACTCTAAGTCGAACAGTTGCCCATCACGCAATGGAGCGCCAGACATAAGCTGGATGATCTCTTGATCTAGCTCTGCAAGCGCCTGCGCCAGCCTGCGTTGGTGACGCTCGGCCCGTGCAATGACAGCGCGAGCGTGATCGGTATCAGCCGCCATTCTCTACGACTTCAGTGAATTGGCCGACAGCGCGTTGTGTACCTTCGATCTCGTCGTGCGCTGATGCGAGTAGCTCGTCATCAAGAATTAAGTCTGCGATCTGCTTATCAATTGCCTTAGCAAATACGTCGGAGCGAACGCCCGATGCTTTCGCCTGCTGTAGGAATCGAAGCTCTGATTCGTAATCGCGGATATCAAACGAGTCAGGGTAACTAATCTCCACCTCGTGCGGATCATGCCCCTGCCATAAGCAATAGAACATCCACAGTTGCTCTTCTGCCAGCTCTAAGATGTCGGCTTTCTCTGACAGCTTGGCGTTTAGCATTTGGAATTCAGTCTGCATCGCTACGCCTGATTGCAAGATTGCCTCAGTGCCACGTACTGCGCCCATGTGCGCCATGCGGTTAATAGACTCGATCTTGTCGGTGATAGATGCGCGGATAGCGTCGAGGTTAGCGCCTGATGGCTGTAGCTGGTACGGCTTTAGCCCTGCATCGCTGTCCTCAGAGATATTGATAACCGCGCCTGCCCCTGCGCTTGCGTCCGTCTCGTAAGTCTTAACGAGCGTTGGGTGATTAGATATGCGGATCAGTTGCTCAATCTCTGACAGCTCCTGATAGATCGCTTGTTGCATGTAAGCAATGTCGCTGATGTCGCTAATACCCATGCCACGAACAATAGATCGGTTAGCGGGCAGGTTAACCGCAGGAATCTTGCCGATAGGGTTTTCGATCTCTTCTAGCAATGCGGCATCTGCGCCGTCGTAACGTATTAGGCAAATCTTGTCTTTGTACCACTCGCGGAAGTGGGTAACCGTTGTCGTGCCATCTACGCGATCAACTGACTCACGAATCTTTAGGTATACCAGCTCATGCCGTCCGCTCGGCTGTCGCTCCCATCGCCAATCGTAGACGTTCTCAGGCGTAATCAGCGTGACGTAGGGCCGTATTTCTTGCGCCATCTCTTCAGCGCGTGTGCCTGCGTTGGACTGCGGCTTGTCCATCATTAGCCAAACGTGCCCGTAAACACTGCTCCAAATCTGGGCCTCGCGCATGAAACTATTGAAGTTCTGGCCGTCAAGGTTTGCGTCCTTAATAAACGCTTCTAGATCGGCACTACCCTCCATGCCAGCGAAGTTACGAGTAGGCGTAACACGCCACAAGAACGATGAATAAACATGCACGACGTTACGACAGTGATTGTCTAACGGGGTAAGCGCCAGCCTGCGGCTGTAGGCGTTCTTGTCCTCGTTGAGGTAGCTGGTTAGGTATGAGCCGTCGCGGTAATCCTCACCGCCCATGTAACTCCTAACGTAAAACTCCCAGCGGTTTACGTTGTTCTCGTAATCGGGGTGCTGGTACTCAATATCGTGGTTGTAGATCATGTCCACCTCTGCGGCTGTACAGGTGTATGCGCCTTTTTGATTGGGAATAAGTAATCAACCGCATAGCCCAGTGCATCGTTCATATGATCGAATCCGTCCTTTTCGGGTTGGCTAGTGCCTTCCTTGTATGTGTGACGTTCCAAACTCTCGATCACCTTCTTGCACTTAGGATCAACGTACAAACGCCGCTTGCCATCGCTACTCAATAAGCGAGCGTTAACCGCATTAATGCGATCCCTAATCTGACTGTGACTTGTCTTGGCGCGTACCTCAAAGCCTGCATTCTGCAAAATAGACAGATCAGTTCTACCGCCTGCGCTTGTCTTACGCTGACGACTAGCTGGATCGGGATAAATTATAACACGCGACTGCCTGCCGTACCTCTGCCGTATTTCGTCAACCATCTCATCGGTATTAGAGCCAAATAAAACGATCTCATCGAAGACGTGCAGGGTGTCGCCGTGTCGTGACATCAGGACAGCAGACATCGGATCAATGTTGAAATCCATGCCTACGTGTATGACACCGATATCGTCGGTATGTCTTGCAACTGACTCCTCTCGCTGGAACCCGTAGTAGATGATTCCGCTGTAGTTGACGAATTTGGCTTCGTATTCTTGTTGGAAGGTTCGCTCGTCCAAGTCCGCTTTAGCTGATTCAATTTCTGCTGATGGGACATTGCCGCCTTCAAGCGTTGTGTATTGATGTGAACTCCACCCGTCATCGTAATCTACTCCCTTTCCCCATAAATCATAAAAGTGATTGCGGCCCTTTGGCGTGCCGATAAACAGTGCGCCGCCTTGCCTATCCGATAGCGATGGCCGTATAACCTCAAACCATGCCTCTTTACGCATATCGGCAAACTCGTCCATCACCACGAAATCCAGCGATCTGCCTCGCAGGTTGTCAGGCTTCTCAGCGCCTTTTAATGCGATGCTCGAGCCATTAAGCAAGCTGATGGTTAGCGATGACTCATTCGTCTTTTGGATGTACTCCTTCGGGATCTGGCTTATCAGCATTTCCCACGCTATTTCCTTCGCGGCCTTATACGTAGGGGCTACATACCAGACATTCTGATCCTTCGCGGTTAGTGCGCGGGCTAATAGCTCTGCTGTGCTTAGGAAAGTCTTGCCAAAACGCCGCCCCGCAACTACGACACGGAAACGGGTACTATCGTCGAAAATTTTAGTCTGAGGCTTCGTCAGTATCATCGCGGGTTAGCTGGATAACGACGGGCGGTAAATCTTGAGCCTCGGCTTGTGCCTCTTTCCAGCCAGCCTGTGTTTTGAGGTAGAAAATTTGCGCCGTGGTATTACCCTCTACCGCGCTCTTCAACAAGCTCTGGCTCACATTTCCGATTGCTTTGGCCCGTCCTTTTTTATACGCGGCAGAAACTGCTTCATCACGGCTAATGATTGCCCTCAAAGTGCGAGCGGGGATTTCAAGATAGTCTGCGATTTGATCCTGATTCAGGTAAGCGGCTAGTTTCTCCACTTCATTGATCTGCTCAGGTGTTAAGACTTTTTTCGGGCGGCCACCTTTACTCATTAGGCTTCAGCCCCTTCTGATCTTTAAAGGCGTCTAGCGCATACCAAACGAGCGAATTACGATAACCGCCTGAGTGTGTAGGGACTATGGGGGTGACACCATGCATATTGCGCCAAGCAGGATAAACGAGCATAGAATCGTTGGCGCAGTTGATCGTTGTATCGTAATCAGGCAGATACAAATTGCCGCCTTTGCTGTTGCGGCGTTTGGTGATGATGACGTTCAAAGCGCCTTTGACGTTCAAATTGTCTCGATGAATCGCCGCCGCGATGTTGAAGTTGCTGATCGAGCTAGTGAAATGATCGCAGAAGCGCCATTCTTTCGGGACGCTTTTCTCTACCGCTGTTTTGTGTATGTCGTATAGTTGCGGCGATACCGATTCGATGATGCTAAGCGCTTCCTTGCCCGCAAGAGTCATCGCTTTCACGAACGTCTGCGCTGTTTTCACTCCATGCACTGAACTACGTGTAGCGTATGCACGTCGCATGTGTGGCTTCGGTGGTACTGAACCGATAATGCAGGAGTGCTGTAACACAGGGTTGCCGATTAAAGAACTAGAGCGTTTCATGACGCTTTTCGGAACGCGCTTAGAATTCAATTCGTAATCTGCGATATCGGTTAATTTTTTAAGGCGCTCGGGTATTCGCTCGATATAGAACCCGACTGGCTCACCATCTTGCGTGAACATTGCATCGCCTATGAACGTCGGCGGATTTTCTAAAGGTTGATCGCCGATTTTGTATGAGTGCTCGACAGGCACTAGCTCGATCGTTTTCATTTGAAACAGAAAACATTGGTACAGGCAGGGAACCAATTTTTCGGCCATACCTCATGCTCTCGAGTTTCGTAGCAGATTTGCTTCCAAGCACACTCGATTCGGTAGTCCTGCTTCTGTTTGTCGATGACGTTCCAAAGTCGTCTTAAGCTGGCATCAATATCGAAACTCCATTCATAAACGAGCCGATCAAAAGTCGAAGTACAGCTCTCCAATATCGGCATCTCTGCACCTTCGATATCCATCTTGCATGAATCTTTGCCTTTCGCTTCCGCATCGAAATTTAGCGCGTTTACCTTCAAGCCTTTGTCGTTCCATTTTTTGACGATGCTGTTCCGCCACACATTGCCGTTATTGCCGATGAATAGATTTACAGTTTTCGTGTCATCGTGAACTAACGCGGCTTGTTTGATCTCTGCCTCATAGCCGTTCAGCTTCAGATTTTTTTCGATCATGCGGCAGTTGAAAGGATCAGGTTCATAGACAGTTACGTGAGCGCCTTTCGAGCAAGCCAATAACGTGAACGCGCCTACGTTGCCGCCACAGTCCATCCAATTCTGGCCTGCTTCGATTTTCATGCCGCGCTTCTGATAGACATCGGAGCCGATGACTTCTTCGAAAGTTTTCAGATCGCTCATGCCCTCGCGGTGGAAAAATTCGATACCTCTTACGCTACTTTTTTTTAGCTTCATGCTTCTTCATCTCTTTCTTCAGATGTTCGATGAGCATATAGCCAACGTAGGCATCTTGCTGTCTCCACCACTTCACGAGTTCCTGCGCTTCTTCGTAGTGCTCAGGCAAGAATTCGATCTGTATGGCTTTCCTAACGCCGTCTGTCATCCCCTGTATTTCAGCAGACAATTTATCGTCGTCGAGTATTCCGTAATCAGGCGCTTCGACGAATTCTGGTATCGTTTCGAAACCGAGCAAGTCTAGGTTGAAATCCAATTCAGATAGCCGCTCTAGCTCAACAGAAAGTTTCTTATCATCCCAATCGCTGTTCAGTGCTAGATTGTTGTCTGCAATCACATAGGCTTTTATCTGCGCCTCTGAAAGCCCTTCGAGCGTTATCGTCGGAACCTCCTCGATGCCTAATTTCTGAGCGGCGAGTAATCTGCCATGGCCCGCGATAATCACTTCATGATCGTCGACAAGGATAGGATTTGTGAAACCGAACTCCCGAATGCTGGCGGCGATTTGCGTCACCTGAGCATCGGAGTGTGTACGAGAATTCATCGCATACGGAATCAAGTCCGCAGTGGGTATATATTCGATTGATAGAGTCATATTCTATAAAGGCGACGGTATACCTTCGGCCCAATAGAGGCCACGTGTTTGCCCGTCTCTCACTTCTCCGCGTTTAATGTCTTGGTGTGACATGGGGAAAGTCTCTACCGCGCCGTCATCGAATGCGACGAGATAGCTACCTTCGTTCCTTGGCATACTGCCAGTCTCCACAGGATGCCATTCTATTGTTACCGTTTGCAACATATAGTGTCCCCCGACTGATATTATACTATATCTGCGCGATCCGCATAAAAAAGCCCGCACTCGGCGGGCAATGCGTCTCTACGCTGGAAATTTGTATCTAACTATTTCAAGTGGCGGCTCGTCATTGTCTTTGAGTGGCACTATGCGATAGTCAAATAATATAGCCATGTCCTCCCTGTGTCGATTAGCCATAGCGTGTGCGGCTTTGACTGCAATGATGGTGTCCTCAATCTCATCGCTGTCCATCTGTGCAAGCCGTTTCGTAAATCCCTCTGAAGTCAGGATGTCCGTCCCTACCATTTGTTTGCCCCCATAACTCTACAAATTCGCAGTAAATGTCCTGTTGCGCTACCGCATCGTCGTAATCACTGCGCCCTACTATCCCCAGAATGAACACCAATAAAATCATGCCCACCAGAATTACTGCATAAGCGTCCGTTGATAATTCCTTCATACAAACCCCTCACTTTTGGATTCTTTCGTAGCTTCTCTAAGGCTACGGTTTCGATCTGCTTTACACGCTGACGTGATATGCCCATAACTGCGGCAACCTCTGTCAGTGTCATTTGCTCTGAAAACTTATTGCTCATTTACCCCCCAGCAAAAAAGCCGCTTATGCGGCCTCTTTGTGTCGATGTTTGATGATGAAATCTTTAACGTTAAGGTGGCTGTGGAAGTCCCAAGACTCAGTGTAAGAGCCATCGGCGTGAAACTCGATTTCTCGCTCAAAAACAGTCACTGTCTGCTCTGCAACGTCGATATCGTAGCGATATTCTGTATCGCCGTGAATCTCGTGCGACTCAGTGATCTCCGCGCGATCATTACCGCGAATGAATGACTCCGCCCTGAGTAAGCCATACTCGCCAGCATGAACCAAAGCCTGAAAGAAATGCTCTGCCGCACCAGCAGGATAGTTGTCCCAATGGTTATATATGAACACCTCGCCGTCGCGGGCTGACTTGCTTGAAAACTTATATGTCGCTCTTGTTGCCATGTTACTTCTCCCTTCTTTGGTAGCTGTTCCTCCAGCCGATAAGAGAAGTATTGTCCAACTGATTAACCCGCGCAAGCACTTTTTTAACTTTTCTCGATAATTATTCGACGGAGAACCTCTGCGAAGTCGCTCGGCGCAGTCATTCACTTGTAGTGTCGGGCGATTTCTGCAATGAACTGATCTTGATTGGGATGGCGCGATAGGTGCTTGAGGTAGTCTTCCTCGGTGACACCCTGATCTCTGCCTAGTCGAGCAAGTAGCTCTGCGGTTTTTTCAGTAACGACGATGTGATGCCGCTCTGCAAAAAACTGCCGTTGGCTCTGTACACACATGACAACACTCCTCTGTTGCCCTGTAATTATAGCATAGAGGCAATCAGTTATACGACACGATCACGTAGTCAGGGTTTTTCTCTTTCTTGCGTACTTCTTCGCGGTAGTGCTTGGCGATCTCGTCACGTACCGCTTTATTCTCTTTAAGGATCCCCCTGCACTTCTCAGTCAGTATCTCTAGGTGTCCTGCGCCCAAGTGAACCTCTAAAAAGCCGCTAAAGCTCAAGGGGTTCTCTGTCATTACGCGGTGATGATGGTGGCAGAGGGTTACCGCGTTCATCATGCTATATCTCACAATTCGCCGACGCCTGCCATATATGTGTGCGCATTCAAGCGTCTGATCTGTACCGCAAACCAAGCACGCACCATCTCTAGCCCGTACAGCTTTGCTAAACCAGATGTCAGCGTTAGTGCGTTTTATTGCCATAGTATGTCTCTTTCGTAAATTGTCGCTCGCGCAGTATGGCTTTTTCGCTGTGCCCACAGTCGCATGTCCAGCCTTCTAGCTTACCGCCTCTGCGCGTAAATTGCGGCTGCATGTCTTTATGGCAGTTAATGCACTTCACGATCGAGTCGCCAGTCGTCAATAGTTGTGAGAAGCGCCGCGAGCCATGACGTTGTAAAAGAGTCAATATCGACATCGATTGTGATCCCTTCGGGGCAAGCCACCTCAATATAAACATCAGTTAAATCTGCATTGCGCATGTTAGTCGTCGCCGCTGTTATTGCGTCTACCCTACACACGACTGATCCGCCATCAGGCAGAGGCATCGAGATAATCGGCATCTTGTCCATCAAAGCCTTGGCCTAATTGTCGTGCGGTGTACTTCGCCATCTAGCTTATCGTATGTAATCACCTTTGCGCCACGCATGGAGTACCAACCTCCACGAGCCTCATAGCTTGAGCGTCCAGTGAGTGAGGGATGGAGTTCGGCAACGGCCCCAGCGTCTTCTACCACTCGCTCATGGTGGAGGTGCCCAGAATGGATATAACAGTAGTCACTAGCGCCCCACATTGCGCGGAATCGCGGCTCGCTTGCGAATAGTTTGTGCAGGCTGGCTAACTTCATCTTGTGCCCGTGATGAAAGCCCAGCATACATTTGCCATGAAGGTAGGCGTAATAGGGGAAAGCGTTGTCGATCACCTCTACCCGACTACCTTCAAAAAGGTGCTTTATGTACTTGCGGAGCCACACACTAGAGCTAATGTCGTGATTACCCTCTGCAACCACCACCACAACGCGCTCAAATCGCTCCAGCATCATTTTGACGGCTTCCCTTACTATCGACATGGCTACGTCTACGATCTTCGTGTAGCGCGTGTCAGCGTCTAGTACGTGAAAGTTTCCGCTCGTCACTGGCTGGAGGTTAATGCCGTCAAAATGGATAAAGTCGCCTAGTATGTTTAACAAGCCTGTCTGTGAGTTAGGACAGGCCGCAAGCATATCGTGCATCGCGTTGAGAAATATATCTGCCGCAATCTTGGTGTCGAAGTTGTCGCCCGTCTCGGCTTCCCAGCAGGCAGAGCCAACGTGAAAATCCGTAATCGTTAGCAGTGAAAGCAGGCGATCATCGCTTTTCTTTGGCGGCTTCGTCGGCTTGAAAGGTTTGACAGCATCTAAGCTCTGTTCCATGCGCTCGATTAATAGCTCAAGTTGCCGCTCTTCGTCGCTCTGACTTTTCACCCACTGGCTAACGGGCTTCCCGTCAGTGTACAGCGTAGAGACGCCACGGATTTTAAAGCCATCAGGCACAGGGTGCGTGTAGTCGTGTTCTGGACTGTAGCCCTTTTTCGCGGCAGACAATTTCACAGTCTCTAAGTGAGTGACTACCGTGCTTCGCGAGATTTTAAGCTCTTTAGCTATTTCTCGCTGGCTCTTGCCTTCTTCTACTCGGCGTATTATTTCTTTCTGCCTTTCGGTTTTGCAAAACTGTAATAGGCTCATGCCTACCCCCCCAGTTTGCTGTACTCCGAATTCTGAGGCTTGGTGAGTTTGACGCCTAGATCAATGCACCACGCCTCTACTTGTTGCATGAAGTATAACATTTCTCCCCTGTCTAGCGTCGAAGTGCCGCGTACCTGTGCGGGTATCGTCGTATTGCCGACATCTACGTCTTCAGTGCCGAGGAATTTATACTTAAGCATCAGCTTAAGATCGTCCTCAGTACCTGTAAATCCACCGCGCTTTTTAAAGTGCCGCGTCATATCCCTGCACCAAACGTGAAACAAATCATTTTGACTGAGCGAGCGCCGTGGCTTGTACTCTTTCACCTGCCACGAAACTGGCTTGTCCCAGCACCATTCTGTTTCAAGAAATTTCTTGAAAGCCTCCATGCGATCTTTTATCTCGATCGGATCTTTTATCAGCCAAAACTCACCCATCATCGCGTCACCCTCACGCCGTCATAAGTCACGTACTGTCCGTACTTGTTCAAACACGACTGCCTAAACGCCTCGCTCTGACAGAAATCGTGAGTCAGATCATCAAGCTGTGTCCATTGCTTCATCGGTTTTTTGCCGCTGTCGTCCTGCTCCTGCTGTGCAAACGGGCTACCGCCTTTCTGGTTTGCGCGTGACAGCCAAGAATTCACGAAGCGCGGCATTCCTTTTTCTGTCTTACGCTTTGGCTCGTTTGACTCTAGCCATACCGCCATAACATTTAGCTCGGCAAAAACGTCCACTTCGGGATAGGCGTGTTGCCAGCTCAGTAGTTGCTCGTCTGTTGGTTGCCAATCAGTTCCATTCTTGCAAATCATTTCTTGCCCACCTCTCCCATATCTTAAATTGCTTTTTAAGTGTTTCTAGCGTTCCGTTTCGGCGCTTGTAAACATGGTTCTTGTGATAACGAAGGTAATAGAACACCTCCATCGTTTTAGAGTCGCCATACACTAGGAACACGGTAAAGTCGTCTCGTTGCATCAGACTGCGAAACATTCGCTCTTGTCCGCCTGTCACTTGGCCGCCTATGCCCTTCCACTCCATTAGCAAAAACTTATTGTTGATTTCGGTTATTGCGTCGATGTCAGAAAATGCAATTTTCCCCGTAAAGCATTCTGCGAAAATTTCGATTTTAGGATGGCATTCAGTTAAATAACATCCATTGCTTTTACACTGCCACCGTATTGGATTGTGTCCGTTGTCCATACCCTTACCCTTTTTTTAGACAATAGGGATCATTAGAGGCGGTTGTTGCCCTATACAAGTATCTAGCTAGTCCCTCAGTTCTACAGTATCAGTGCAGATTCATTTACGGCTCTGCCAAACCGCGCCCTTACTACATGGCAACATAACCACTGTTTATCCCCGCCTCTAAAGGTTCGAGAACTGATTCGGCTTTCGTGAGCGACTGCACCTGCGACAGCACTATTTGACTAGGCTCGACTAGGCGTGTTTAGGAAGGAATAGGGGTGATAGGTATACAGTCAGCTAGATTGCTGTATAATTTCCCTATCCTTTTTGCACGCAAGCTAAGGATGCCACGAGCGCTACCCTTCCGCAAGTGGCTAGCCCCGTTTCCTCGACGGGGCTTTTTTTTGCCTATTTAATTCTCCAAACACGAGCGTTTCCATCTTCGACTGTTCGGGATTTGCCGTTCATGCCAAACCGCCGAAAAGCACGAATCATTTCGTAGCGTGCTTGTTTAACACCGAAACGCTCATTTATTTCCTTGGCTGTCTCTTCGGTAAGCAAAACGCTATCGCCAACTTCCATGTTTTTAAGGAACTCCCACGTGTATCCGTGGGGGCCATAGTTGTTCATATCGATACCCTTCTCGATTTTCATACTACCTCCCTAACTGCTCGAACTCGTCAAGCGTCAATCCAAGCCTATTGGCCAACTGCACTACACGACTAAACTTCATGTCGTCTTTGTGCCGCCATCGGCATACCTGTACAGGCGTAACGCCAAACTCTTTAGCCAGCTCGTCATTACTGACACCCGCTAAAGCCTGCGCTTTCTTAAGGGCCAAGCCTACGTTAGAAGGGCAGATCATCGTCAAGCTCCTGTACTTGTAGTGACTGTCGAGCCTGTTGCATACCCTGCTTGTGGACATCGTCCTTTAGCTTGGTTTTGAGGCGCATATAGGTTTTGCCGTTCCTATCTTTAGCTAACCAAGCATCGAGCCAGTGATCGGCACCGTCTGCGTTCATGTAGCTACCTGTATAGTCAGGATGCTTTTCTTCAGTTTTTTTGTCGTTCTTAAACAGGACGCCTCGGTTGCTGTTGTCATACTCCATTTGCTAACTCCTTTCTTGCTTTGTTAAATGCGTCATTGCCCTTGCAAGCCGCACGTTCCTCGGTGGTAAAAATGCCGCCCTTAGTCGGCGCTCTAAATAGCGTTGCCATCGTCTCGTGATCTATGTCGCCCCAGATAGCCGCTAGTGATTGCCAATCCTCGTTGGCGATCGCTTCCTTGGCGTACATAACCCAGTCAAAGTGATCGCGCACCTTTGCCATGAACTCCAAAAACTCGCCGTCGCTCTGTTGGCTGATAGCGTTTGCCACCTCGTCGGCTGATGCTATCTCCGTCCCCATCAAGTCACGGTGTAGGAAGGCCACAGCGCGCCCACAGGCGCTTGTCTCACATATCTCG